AATGAAGTCAAGTTTACACCTGACTTATATGGTAAAGAAGAAGTAAACAAAGGTGCTTATCTTTATCCACAATATATTAATGATGAAGCAATGATGCGAATGGCACGTTCTGCCTTTGGCTCAGATCTTTATCATTTAAAAGCAGAAACATATGGTAATAATATTGAGAACTGCCATGCTGAATGTATAGCATCAGGTACAGTTCCATTGTTCCATAAACATTTCTGTGATAATGTAATTCACCCAGTACAGGGTGTACCGATTAGTCAATGCAAAAACTCTGGCACTATTGGTGTTGACTATACTAACTTTGATGAGTGCCGTGACCTAATGGTCAAACTTAAAAATGATCCTGCGATGAGAGATGATTGGAGAGAGATGGCATTTGAATTTTGGAAGCAACACTCAGATGGTGAGACAGTTGTGAATGAAATTGTCGATCTCGCTTTGAACACTACTAGCAACCAACCACAAGGACTCGAGGAATTTTTCGGATGAAAATTTTAATTACAGGAATCGCCGGCATGATCGGCTTTCACTCAGCACGACACTTTGCCAAAAATGGATGGGAAGTTGTTGGTGTTGATAACTTTAACACTTATTACGATCCTAATTTAAAAGAAGATCGTGCAGAAATCTTACGTGAAGAACACAATATTGCTATTTTACGTAGTGATATTCAAGACTTCCATAAAGTAGATACAAACACAAACTTTCTAGATAGCGTAGATGTTGTATTACACCTTGCTGCATATGCAAATCCACGTCATTCTTTGGCTGAACCACAGCCTTACATTGATACTAATATTACTGGTACTCAACGTATTATTGAAGTATGCGAGAAACGTGATATTCCAGCAGTATACGCATCAAGCTCATGTGTTATGCATGGTCAGCCTTTGCCTTGGAATGAACATGATCGTCCAGACATGCAGAACAATCCATATGGCTGGTCTAAACGAGCTAATGAATGCCAGTTTGGTCATTCAAATATTAAGCGTTCTGCTGGTCTACGTTTCTTTACAGTGTATGGTCCATATGGCCGACCAGACATGGCACTATTTAAATTTACAGATGCTATTGTTAAAGGTGAAGCAATGACACTTTATAACTTCGGCGATATGAAACGTGATTTTACCTATGTACAAGATATCGTAAATGGTATAGAATTAGTAGTAGATAAAGTAATGAATGATAAAGACACTTGGCATGAAATCTACAACATCGGTTATGGTGAACAGGTTAACTTGCTTGATTTTGTAGACGAAATTGAGAAAAATCTTGATCGCAAAGGAGAACGCATTTTGGCCCCTAAACACCCCGCAGATGTCCCTGAGACTTGGTCTGACACCACTAAGTTGCAGGCGTTAGGTTACAAACCAACTACATCTATACGAGATGGCGTTAAAGAATTCATTACATGGTACAAAGGCTATTACGGAGTTAACTAATGAAGATGACAATTGTTGGCCACGGGTTTGTTGGCAAAGCTGTGGATTATGGATTCAGTCGCGCAGTAAAACAAATCGTGGATCCGATCTATGGTGTTTCACTATCAGACGTAAAGTTAAATGAAGACGTTACGTTTGTATGTGTACCAACACCTATGGGTGAAAATGGTGAGATTGATTGTTCAATTGTAGTTAACACCGTTAATGAGCTATCACAAAGACAATCAGGTATTATTGTTATTAAGTCAACAGTAACACCTGATGTTATTGATACTCTAACCAGTGGAAGCTGCCGTAATCGTATCGTTTATAATCCAGAGTTCCTTACAGAAAAGAATGCATGCGAAGATTTTGTAAATCCAAAAATGCATATTTTTGGTGGATATAAAGAAGCAACTGAACGGTTAGAAGAGATATATAATCAGTATAGCCTATGCAAACCTTGTCCAGTTCATCACATGTCAGCTACAGATGCTAGCTTTGTTAAGTATGGAATTAACTGTTTCTTAGCAACAAAGGTTTTGTGGTTCAATCAATTCTACGATGTAGTAGATAATTTTGGAGGCAACTTTGGACATATTATTAATGCAATCAGCAGTGATCCTCGTATTGGTGGGAGCCATACTCGTGTGCCTGGTTTTGATGGTAAGCGGGGTTATGGAGGCGCATGTTTTCCAAAAGACACTTCAGCATTTGCAAACTTTGCTGAAACGTTTTCAGTTTTGGAAAAAGTAATTGATGTCAATAATGAATATCGTAAAGAATACGATAAAGACGAACGTGAACTAGCACAGAACGTGAAATATGGCTAAATATGCGAGTATCGTACCACTTATCGGTGGTGAAACAATAGCAATGGAAAATGTATTCGGGTCAAGGCCCGAGTATATTTTATCTTACACAGACTTCGAGGCAAATGATAGCCAACTTCTTAACTATTACAATCATAGCGTTCCTTATCTTAAGCTCGATGTGGGTCAGCTGGCTCCTCATAGTGTGGACGTTGTCAATACTGTTTGCCCTTGTGCAGGTCTTTCTTCCCTTTCTCCTAGTAGCAATGCTGATAGCACTACTAACGACTGGATGGTCAAGTCGGCAGAGTACATTATCGAATCAGTACGACCAACTGTATTTTGGGGTGAGAACGCTCCACGATTAGCAAGTAAGATGGGTGAAAAGGTTGTTGGACAATTAAGAGATATTGCTCGAAAGAATGGTTATACGTTTAGTATTTACAAAACTAAATCTATTCTTCATGGCTTAAGCCAAGTAAGAGATAGAACATTTTATTTCTTTTGGAAAGGTAACCACGTACCAGTCTTTGATTATTATAGTAGACCACACGAAAAGATTGAAGATACAATCCGTGGAGCAGCTACTAACGAAGATGATCCAATGTTTTCTATTCGTGCTAATGAAAAGATTCCGTCAAAAGAACCTTTTTATGAATATGTTTTAGAAGAAGTCCACGGTGGCATTTCACATATGGATTTCTTTAATATGATTGAGAAGACAACTAATCCTTTGCATTATATTGAAGACAAAGGGATCAATTATCACGACGTTGCAAAGTGGATGGATTCAAAAGGTTATGAAAACCATGCACGCAAATGTCGTAGAATGGGTGATAAATTAAAAGCAGGTGGAAACATTATGCGGAAGACAACTGAAATTGGTAAAGATTTCATTGGTGCTTTTGTTGGCCACTTTCCAATTGAGTTAACACACCCAGATCAAGACAGATACATTAATGTAAGAGAAGCTTTGGCAATTATGAAGATGCCAAAAGATTTTCAATTAGTTGGTGGACGCAGAAACATTAATATGATTTGTCAAAATGTACCTGTAACAACTGCTACTGACATGGCAGAAAATGTTAAAAAGTTTTTAGGTAATGAGCTTCAAACTGTGGAGTCTGAATTTGCTGTACAAGATAATAAGACAAGAAAGTTTTGGTCAGAACCAGCACCTTCAACACTTGAAGCATTTTTTTGATTTACAATCAACACATTTTATGGTAGAATATATCCATAACAAAGGAGACTCTAATGTCGATAATGGATAAACTTAAAAAGAACTCTAAGCTTAAAAATACTGAAGTTCTTTCGGAATCCAAATTCTTCACAGAAAAAGATATGGTTCCAACAGACGTGCCTATGGTAAACGTAGCATTGTCTGGTTCCGTGGATGGCGGACTTACACCCGGACTTACAGTCTTAGCGGGTCCATCCAAACATTTCAAAACTTCATTTGCTTTGCTTATGGCTGGAGCATATATGAAAAAATATCCTGATTCAGTAATGTTATTTTATGATTCTGAATTTGGTTCACCTCAAGCTTACTTTGAACAATTTGATATTGATACATCACGTGTTCTTCATACGCCAATTACAAACGTAGAAGAACTCAAGTTTGATATGATTGGTCAGCTTGAAAATCTTGACCGTGGAGATAAAGTAATTGTTGTCATTGATAGTATTGGTAACCTTGCTTCGAAAAAAGAAATGGAAGACGCACTGAACGAAAAGTCAGTCGCTGACATGTCTCGAGCAAAAGCGTTAAAAGGTTTATTCCGTATGGCAACACCATATCTTGCAATGAAAGATATCCCTATGCTTGCGGTCAATCATACTTACAAAGAGATTGGGTTATTCCCTAAAGATATTGTTGGTGGTGGTACAGGCATTTATTATTCTGCTGACAACATTTGGATTCTAGGTAGACAACAAGATAAAAAAGGTACAGAAATCCAAGGCTATCACTTTGTTATTAATGTTGAGAAGAGTAGATATGTT